TGATTATTTGGTAATTGTACAATGATTCCAAATGATAATGATATGTCACCTAGATCTGGGACTTCATCTAAGTCTATTAATTTAATTTCAATATCTAATGGTTTTGCTCTTGTTTTTAATACTTCAAGAGTTTGTGGAAATATCTTACTATCAACTAAAACCATTTTCCTAGTAGATTGACTATATGCAAGTATCATTGCTTCTGCTGCTGCAGTTCCTTCATCTAACAATGATGCATTTGCAACTGGTAGTCCAGTGAGTTCTGTAATTAGTGTTTGATAATTAAATAATGCTTCTAGTCTACCCTGTGATATCTCTGCTTGATATGGTGTGTAAGATGTATACCAAGATGGATTCTCAAATACATTTCTTAAAATTACTGGTGGTGTAATTGTTCCATAATATCCTTGACCTATAAGAGTTCTTTTAACAATATTATGTTCAGAAATTTCCTTTAACTCTTCAAGTGCTTGTTGTTCACTACAGGGTTCTGGTAAATTATCATCTCCACGAAGTAAAATTGAATCTGGTACAACTTGTCTTACTAATTCGTCTAACGAAGAAAGACCCAAATCTTTTAACATTTGAGCCTGTTCTGTTTCGGTAATACCGATATGTCTTTGAATGAATTCTGTCATGTAGTTAGTAATTCTTCTATTGGTGTTACTGGGTTTATACTATAGTTAGTAATTAATAATTCTGTCTTCATATTATCATCGGTTCCTTTCTCTCCTCTGTGTGCCATTGAATACCTAAGATTCCAAAAATTTAATTCATAGTCTTGATATAATAACATTAACTTATGATTTTGATTATAGGTAATCATAAAAGTATGATTGCATTTATGTACATTTTCCGCAAATAAATCGTGATCGAATGATTTATGCATTTCACGATTCTTACCATATAAAAAATCTTTTATATCATACGGAGGATCAAGAAATACAAATGTATTATCAGAACCATCTGCATTCATAACTTCTGAGTAATCAATATTTGTAATCTTCCAATGTTGAATTAACTTTGAAAACTCTTTTAACTTATCAGCACCTACTAATGAAAAATTAGAGTTAGATGCTGTTTGTGAAAATGTGCTATTTTCTGTTAGACCAGAATAACTACATTTGTTCATTACAAAAAATGCAACTGCTTTTTCAAGATCATCATAAGTATCAATCTCTTCTTTATACTTATTAAATAATTCTTTTGCCTTTGCAGTTACTTTATCTTTGTTACCCTCATCTAAGGTGTTCTGCTTTTCTTCTCTAACTCTTTCTGATAACTCTTCACCATTATCTCTAAGTTGTACCCAAAAATTATATAATGGCACATAAAGATCGTTGATCCAAACTGGTATGTCTGGATTTGATTTTGTAATATCAATCGCAATCGAACCACCACCTATAAAAGGTTCACGATATTCTGATATATTTTTAGGATACCATTGTGATAAAGTTTTGATTGCTTTTGATTTACCACCAGGATATCTTAATGGTGTCTTAAGAGATTTAATTGACATTAACATTACTTTCAGTTGTTTCCCAAATGATATAATCATCAGAATCTACCATTGGAATATAGGGACCTGTACCTCGACCTCTTCTTAATTCATCCCACTCCATTTTGATTGTAATTGTTTCAGTAAGATCTTTTACTGATTGTGACATACCACGATATCCGTTACCAACATAAATTTGACCTGCCATAACTGCGACAGTAGCAGCACCCCAAAAGATGTAGTATCTACTTGATTTCACTTGATGTTTTAGTTTTGTAAAAGATTTAGTCATAATTAAATAATTAATTTTTTAGTAGGTTTTGATATCTTACTAAACATTGTATTATATTGTTCAATAATTTCATCTTGAGGATCTGCAATGTATACAATGTAAGACATTACAATTTCAAGTTTATCCTTTTTAACTAAAGGAGACCAAGGTGCAAATGCAATTTGCCCTTGCTGATTTGAAGGAACAGCAACGATTGGATCAGTGATCACCAATACATCAGCAGTTTCTTTAACTATGTCGGCGATTACATCTTCACCAGACCACATACGAATTAATTTTACAGTCATTTGAATTCACACTCCACCATGATTTCTGTTAACGCCGCCAAAAGATTAATCTCTTGATCTGCGACGAACGCAATCTGGTATTGATATTTTGCGATAATAAGGACAGCAGCAGGTATGCTGCTATGCTCCAAGGAATCATATAAGCTATCGTAAATACGACGCAATAAAACAGAAGTGTCGTTATCCATGTTGGTAACAACCCACTTCCGAACCTCGGAGAAGTTTTTTTGTTTGAGATTTTTAATGAGATCATTTACAGCAACGTCTGAGAATGCAGCAAGTATGCCACTATCTATTTTACCACTAACTGCATATCTTTGACACTCATTAAGAACTCTTCTCCAATCTGGAAAATGTTTGTTAATAAGTTCTGCAAGAACCTTCTTATCTGCCTCTACTTTTTCTTCTTCTAGGATAGAATTTAATCTTGCGAAGAATTGTGATGCTATTGTTGGTTTGTCTTTTTTATTAACTGAGAAATCAACAACAGAACACCTACTATGTAAAGGGTCGATAATTTTGTTTTTGTAATTACAGGTAAAGATAAACCTGCAGTTTCTGGAGAACTCCTCAATAGACGCTCTAAGGAGGAGTTGTACATCGGAAGTGGTATTGTCTGCTTCGTCAATGATGATGACTTTATGTTTCGAGTCACTCGTAAGAGAGACTGTAGATGCGAAGTTCTTTGCACTGTTCCGAACCGTGTCAAGAAAACGTCCTTCATCCGATCCATTAATGACATAATAATCTGCTCCTAGTTGATAGCATAGTGCTTTTGCTACTGTGGTCTTACCAATGCCTGGTGGACCTGACAATAACATATTTGGGATCTCACCTCTTTCAACAAAATCTTGAAAGGTTTTTTTAATACCTTTTGGTAAGATACATTCATCAATTGTAGTGGGTCTGTATTTTTCAACCCATATAAAATCACTCATTAATTAAATCCTTTGGATTTAGGTTTGGGTTTGTCAATCACTTCGATGACAGTTCCTTCAAAAAAAGGTGAACGACAGTTGTTCCACCACCACTCTTGAACCTCATCCCAAGATTCTACCACAAACGATTTGTTTTGGCAAACTATCTTATAGTGATGACGATCATAAGATTTATTACTTGTCTGTTCAAAGAATTGTGGATCATTCTTTGCGATTAATTTAGTCATCATGATCATCCCAAGGATCTGTCAATCCTTTGTTTGCAAAGAATCCTTTATAAACACCATAACCTGCTAACAGGATAGTAATTACTGCAATTGAAATACCAAAAGTAAAATCAGGATTGAATGTAAAATGCGGTATTAGTGTTTCAGTACACTTAGCAATTTTATCTGGATCATTCCAAGTACCAGGTAATGTATACACTGGTGGACACGCTAAAAAAATCATTCCTCTGATCTCCATTGTTTTCTCATTTTAACATATGTTTCGTTTTTTGCAACTATGTCACGAACCCCTTTGAATATGGTTGCTGACTTTGCATATTTACTTGTAGCATGATCTGGTTCTTGAGGTCTTACATTACCCTCACTATCATACTTTTTACCTGAGTTATGGTTTGCATATCTTCTTGCTCTCGTAAATCCCATCTCTAAGAACTTACGACACATATCCATACCGATAAAATCTTTTTCATCACGATAATCAAGATACATTGCAAATATTTTATTAGAAGATTTTACTGCTTCATCAGGAGTTTTGAATCTCCAATGATCACAAATAGTGTTAGTATAAGGGCGAACCAATAGAACTCCTTGCTCTCCCCTTCCAATACGATAAAGTTTGCGATTTCTCTCATCTTTAAAGTCAATGTTTTTGTAATCGAGTTCATAATCAAATTCTTTCATAACATTTAGATTTAGTGTTTGTAGATGATAACCATTTACTTAAATATTCTACTGCACTTTCTGGTTCACAGTGTTCACCACAAGTAAAAATGTCACAATATGCAACACCTTTTTCTGGCCACGTATGAATACTTAAATGACTCTCTGCTAATAAAGCAAAACCAGTCACACCCTGTGGTACAAACTTTTGAGTTTCTACTTTAATAACTTTTGAATGTGATGCTTCT